CCTGTTCTCCCGCTTGGAACGCTGACTGATTTAGCTTCTCCATGAGAGCCTTACCAGACTCAGACTGGGAGAATGCATCTTGCTTAAACTTCTCTTCAGCTTGCCTTGCTGCTTCTTCCTGCTGTGCCGCATTGAGACCAAGCTTTGCCGCTTCCTGCCTAGCAGATTCGCCTGCGTTGAAAGCATTCTGAGCAAACTGCTCACGCTGTTGCAGCGCCTGTTGCCGCTGACCAGCAGCTTCTAGCCCGAACTTGCCTTCGGACAATCGTGCCGCTCTGTCCCTTTCAAACGCTTCTTGGGCCTGCTGGAACGCCGCCTGATCGCCTGTGGCTTGTATTTCATCAAGCTGCTTTCTGGTATCAGATCCAAGTTCTGCGGACAGTATGGCCTCCCTGTAGCCCCCTAGACCCCCTGACTGGGCAGCCTGCTGCTCTATCTGGGATTGGGATATATCGGCTTGCTTCTGAGCCTCCTGCTTACGCATATCCGTAACCAACTGGGTGTACGGATTCATGTACTTCTCTAGTGTCGCTGGATCTGCAATGGTGCCTGCTTGAAATCCCGGCCCTTGGTCTATCTCACCTGTGTACTGCGACTCACGGGCACCCGCCTGATAACCGGGGTCAAAGCTACCAGCCGTGTAATCGGATGATATCTCTCCAGCCTGATAGCCTTGCTCTCGGCTGCCTGCTTCATAGCCGGGATCAAACATACCCGCCATGTAATCGGATGATATCTCTCCAGCCTGATATCCTTGGTCACGAGAGCCTGCTTCATAGCCCGGATCAAACGTACCGGCTTGATACCCTACACCCCGCTGTCCCGGCATGTAGCCCACATCCCGCTGTCCCGGCATGTAATTCACGCCACGCTGATCTGCCTGATACATGTTCCTGATGTCCCCGGCCTGATAGCCAGAGTCGATATCGCCAGCACGATACCCTGAGTACTGCATGGGCGGCCTGTATCCCCGCATCACATCAGCGCCTGACATGAATGGGGTTGCCGTTCCTACCTGTGCGGCAATGTTGGAGGCATCAGTAAACTGCTGCGGCGCTCCTCTTCGAGCCATATCCTCGAAGCCTTGCATCCCACCAATTTCTCGGTTAGTAAAATCGGCAAGCCGTTGACCGGGATACGCCTCGTATGGGCGGGTACTTTCAAAGACAGTACGCCCCATAAGCTCTTCAAAATAGGGACGCGCATACTCAGGGATGTTTGTCTGTGTGACCTTGCTTTCTTGAACGCCGCTACTGCCTTTACTCTTTCCCATCTTCTAGGCTCCTTTCATATACAACATAGGATCGGGAGAACTCGTCTTGCTCAAGCCACTTCCAGAATCCCATCCGCGCAGTGGCCTCTATGCCATTGCAGTTTTCATCTCGACCAAATTCTTTGAAGCGATCCAGCATGTCCCATACCCAAGCGTTAAAATTGTCGCCCCCAAGGAACTGTACCGCTAGCATTTTTTTCTCTGGGTACTGATAAAGCTCAGTAGTCCCCACGCCTTCTATGTTCTTGTCTGGATCGAAGGCAACCCACAACTGCTGGCTACCGTTGAGTATCGCAGCATAAAGAAACTCTAGATTCCAACGCCCATGAGACCTATCAACCGCCCTTGCCAACTGAGGCTTCACCTCTACCCAAAGCGTGTTCAGGTAGTTAGGGGGGATCATTGTGATCGTATGGGTAACCTCTCTAGGCTCATCCCTACGCCTAACCTTAGGCTCTCTGGAGATGTCCTTGAACTGTGATGCGTCGAAGTCTAGTAGTTTATTCATGCTGGTAGTATACCCCCGGCTCTAGCTTGAATTGGTGCTGGCTGCCTTGTTGTGCCAGTCCTTTCCATGCGGACTCTATCCATCATGCCCTCAAGCTCTTGTGCTCCAGCAGAACTGTCGCCGTCACCCAGCCCAGATACAACATCACCGGGAACAATAAACTCGCCGGGAGACACCGCTACAGGCTGCTGATCACCAATCATTCCGGGGATCATGTCATCCATACCCCCGCCTTGACCCTGAATCAACCCTTCTTTCTGAGATCCGGGGACAACTCCCTCAAGAACCTCAGACCTCAGAGCTTGGAAGGCTTCAATACCAAACTCATCGATGAACCGCTTGATGACAAGGTCTGTTTCTTCTTCTGACAAACGACCCATCAGAGCCATTGCCGTCTGATCAACAAGCATCTTCTCCATTCCAGCGTTAGTCTCACCGCCTTCCTGCATACCGTATGCTTCTCCATACCTCATGCTAGCTATGTCGCTCTCGGTCATATCCTCAAAGGGATTCTCGTCTAGATAGTTCTGAGCCGCCTTGCGCTTTCGCTGTGAGACCGATTGCCTATTCACAATCTCTAATGCTTCAGCACGTTTCGATGGATCTGCTGCCGCTATAAACGGATTATCTGACATGTTTGATGCCATCGTCGCAGCGGTATCAGTGCTTCCTGTGGTTGTCCCTGTTTGTGCTGGTTCAGGGTTACGGAAGTACATGATTTCTGGATCTATGCCGGGACGATAACCCTCAAGATCTGCCGGACTAATAACTTCAGAACCGCGCAAGCGATTTTGCGCCATGCCGGGGCCAGTGGTTCCCGGCCCTAAGCCAAAACCTCCAGACAGATTTCTTGCGGTCATCGGATTAAAGTCAGGGTTTGACGGGCCACCACCCATCATCATCTTAACTGGAGGCGCTTCACCTGCTAGGCCGTAAACGCCTGACACTGTATCCATGTAGTTCTGTGGATTGATGCTAGTAATACCGCCCTCTGCCAGACCGCCAACACCACCAGTGATGTTGCCAAATGTGTTGTCTTGTATACCTCTTAGGTTGCGCTGATAGTCCTCTTCTTTCTCTTTTGAATACTGACCGAACTGCCGATCTAGTTCCTCAAGGCGCTCCATCTCTGCGCGTTGACCCTCGCCCAATGCAATCGGGATTGCGGCGCTAGGCGACAATAAGCCCTTACCAAAGGCAGTCACGCCCTCCATGCTACCCAGTGCCTTAACACCAGAACTGCCAGCTATGCCTGCACGTTGTGTGTCAAGAGCAGTTTGAAAGCCTGACTGGGCTGTCTGTGCAGTATCTAACGCTGTCTGCGCTGCTTCGATCCCGGTTCCAGCTTGTGTCGCTTCAGCTAAACCCTTGCTTGCGTCCGCTACACCCTGAGTTGACTCAGCCAAAGCATCCTTTGTGCCTTGTAATGTTGCACCACCCACTGCATCTGTTGCTGCTCCAATCGCTTTATCTACACCAAACGTAGTGGCGGCAGAGGTGAGCGCCTTCATCGGGTCAAAGTCTTCGCCAGTCAAGCCGGCACGTATGCCCTCTGTTGCTACGCCTTTTGCGGCTAACGTTCCCAGCTTGCCTGCTATTCCTCCCGTGAGTGACCCAAGGCCAATTGAGGACATAAATCCGCCTATCCCACCAGCTAAGGCTGTTCCGAGTGCGCTGCCCCCGATGCCGCTAGCAAGTGCAGCCAAGATAGGAAGGAATGCTTCAGGCTGACCCGTCTCAGGGTTGATGGTTAACTCCCCTGTAGGCGACAGTGACGCAAGACCTTCGACCTCAATCGGGTTCATGTGAACCAGCATTGTGTCGCCGTACCGCCCTTGCTGGGCCATCTGTTCAGCCATTGGCTGCATTGGGAAAGGGGCTTGTTGCATATTCATTAGGTGGTCTCCACGCCGAATAGGTTGAAGCTTATATCTCCAGAACTAGCGTAGACCTTCACGACATCTGTCTGAGAAAGGCACATGCCAATCACGACAGTCCTCGTGGTGCTACCGGCTATTGCTTCGTTGAAAAAAATGAATTGTTTGTCATCTGCGCCAGCACCAGCTACGTGAATGCTGACCCTGAACGAGCCAACCAAGGCGTTCTGATTGCAGATAACGAGGGAACTTACTGTGGTCTGGGTAAGATTGGGCACCGTATACAACGTCGTAGTGGTTGTTGCGCTAGGATTTACCTGTCCCAAAACCTTGATTACGTCTGTCACGAGGCACCCATTAGAAGGAATTGATGCCTACGCAACGCGAGTGAACTCTGCTTGTCACCCTGCGTCTTTGCGACATTGATATCGTTCTCGACTCTGTTTAGTGCAAGCTCAAGGGTGCGGCGGGTGTACGCCTCATTCTCCTGCCTGTACTCTGCTGCTGGGATTGGCAGAGGCTGCTCAAGTATACTCATTAGCGTCTACCGTCCTGTCTCATATCAAACCTCAGATCACCAAGCCTCCACCCATAACCCAAGCCGGTGCTTTCTACGCGAAGCTTTGTGTGCCTAGCTCTAGCTCGAACATGAGACTGCTTCGTTGTGTTACTGATCGTTGACGTAGTCAAAGTACTAGCCTCTTCCAAGGGGAAGTCGCTGCCCTTGAGAGTTAGATCTATCGATGCATCACCCTCTTGGCCTGTGAACGAGAAGTCAGGAATGATGCGCTTGATAAACATAAAGCTGTCACCGTCCCCAATCTCAAGATCACCAGACTCAACAAACGCAGTCATCGCTGATCCGTCATCGTCAAATCCCACCTCATGCTCGTACAGGATATTTGACTTAGCGGCGGTATCAATCGCGCTTGTAGCTAACGGTCTATTCTCAATAGACCGACCACCCCATGTGCCTCTAGCCAGTGTGCCAACGGCCCAAAGGTTCTCTGCATAATTGTATGACACGTAGTTCGTTATGTCTGTATTGCCTTCTCCAACTGGATAGAACCAGATGACCTCAGAGTGTTCGTTGTTTTCAGCGGCAAACACTTTGAATCGTTGCGACACGTTTAGATTGTCGAACACATGCTCAAGCACAGAGCATGGCAGTGGTTGAACAGAGCCGTTGTAGACGTAAAAGCCGCCCTGATCCATGAAGAAAACAGAGCCTCTGGCATTTACAGCAGCCTTGGGCGATATCATGGATATATCAGTACTCACCGTGGAGAACTGGAATGTAAACGGTGCCCCGACAAATCTCATAGAGTGAAGACTTACATCAGTCCAAATCAGTATCTCTTGCCTAGCCTGAACAGCACCAACAATCTCAGATCCTGAGTTGATACGGACACCGCCAGCCGTGTTGGTCGCAGTAGGAGTCCAGTCTGCCGCATTTTGCTGGTCAGAAAATCGAACAAACAACGGATCAATTGCTGCACTGCCAATCGGGTTAGATCCAAAGGCAATGACGTGCTGATCAACGTCTGACACCATAACCTGCAAGGCGATGGTCGGAACGTCAGAAGCCCCAGCCAAAGCGGTAGCATTAACCGCTCGGGTGCCTACACCAACCGACTCGTCCCAGTAATAGATCCCACCGCCACGAGCGTTGAATATAAGATCTTCGCCAAAGTTATCTTGACTCCACAAACGCAACTGCCCAGCAGAAGAGGTAGAGCTTGCACTGCCAAACGTGCCTGCGCCCCATGCACCAGAACCCCAGCCAGTACCTACGATAAATGCATTTAGTCCAGAGTTGATCTGATATTTGGCAACGGTAGAACTGCCGCCATTACCCGTGTCGCTAGAGTTTGCCGTGACAGAACTGCCTGATGTGTCTATTGCTTCTATTGTGAAAACATCAGTCGATGTCACCGACACCACCTGATATTCCTGATTGAGTACGGCAGCAGTGATATTACCGCCAAGACTGACGGCATCGGAGAACGTGACAAAATCATTCACGGCAGCGCCGTGCGCTGCTTCCGTTACAGTGATAGTGGATGACCCGTTTGTCGCTGCAAACGTTGCATCACCGGCACCAGTGGTCAACCTAAGCGGAGTGACATCGTTGAACGTCGCGCCTTCATTCACGTAGAACTTCAGGTTGGTGCCGACCCCAAGATATCTGGTGCCTTCGAGCGATGACCACGAGTGCAGAGACCTTGCGATCCCGTAGAATGTATCAGCCACAGCCTTTATCCAGCCGCCGATTTTTTCTACACGCCCCTTACGGAACCGTATCTTGTCGGAGTCAAACCACCCAGCGTCTGCCGTGTACTCAGTACCCTCTTTGTTTACGCCGGGGCTGAACTGAATCTTGGCGAGAGGCATTACCTAAAGAACCCCCCAAGACCTTGAAGTACAGCTTGATGCTGCATCTGACGCGCAGGCGGCCTGAAAGGTATGTAATCTCTTCCGGGTCTCATCTCCATTGTCCGCATCATCCCACCTCTATTGCCTA